GTATGTGTGGGAAGACCAGAGTGCGGCGTCCAATCCGGACGGCGTACCCGTGGGCTTCAACACCATTTCTGCGATGGGCGTGATGTCGAAAGACGTCAACGCAGGTAAAGGCAAGTTCGCGCTCGACTATCGGTACATCCAACCGACGCTCGAGGTGGTCTCAAACTCTACCGTCTCCGGCATTCTGCCGGCGGCGACGAAGGGTTACGAGTGCGCGGTGTTCATCAAGACTGTCTGGAGCGCGCGCAGCACGGCACAAAACCGTGCTGACGCGTTCAAGATGGCCGTTTTGGGCTACCAGAACTCGCAGATCGCTGACTGGGTCAAGAACTACCAGCAGCCGACCTGACCTAGCGGTCAGGCCCTTCACTGAGTTTTCTCATCATGACGCTTAGCGTCGAAAGGTTAGTATGTCTAAGACTGCTCTTCAGAATGCCCGTTCCATCTCGTGTGGGAATGCGGTTTTCTCGCTTCTGCGAGATTACCACTACTCCCCTCGGTTGACGGGCGCTGTTTCTCTCCATTTTATCGTGGAGGTCGACGGCTGGGCTGCTTCGTATTCGAATGGGCGCTTCTCCCGGACTTATTCAGTCCGATTGGTGCTCCGCAGTTCGAACGGGGCTTCTGTCGATTCCTCTAGTTTAGGCGAGGCTCCATGGGCTCTTGTGATTTGCGTCATAAGAACTTGTGTGCTCCGTTTTAAACTAGATGGGGTTGACATGACCTTTTCCTCTTCCCTGGGAGATCATTGTGAACGGATTGGTCGCACGATTAATGCGATTCTTCCCCGCTCTGACCTTTCGGGTCGGGGTGATGGGAAATGAGGGCTGGTTACATGCCCTCATCATCGCAACTCGCTCAGCGGGACGCGATGGAGACCACTCTATCTCTCTGCGTGTCGCTATTGGAGGAGCTCGACTGTGCCAGATCTCTTTCCGTTCGTATTTTACTAAGATACGAGCAGTGGGATCAGATCGCAGAAGGACTTCCGATAGACGCGTCGTGGTTCGAAAACGCCCATGACTTCTTCAAGGCTTATCAGGCCACGAAGCTGCTCACTAAAGCGGATTTCTTACCCACCACGTTTGACCGCAGAAAGGTAGCGCTCGAGAGGTTCGAGAGCGCGGAGTCGCAGTGCTCATCTACCAACAGTCGTTGGCGTTCCGTTTACGGTGGACCATCGCTCGGGGAGAAATACCCCGGGCCCGGGATT